TTTTGCATTTTTAAAAGAGTTATCTGCCAAACGAGTGTATTTTGCATACCGCTTCTTACCAGCTTCTGTATAAGTGCCATCTGAATTCTGATAACGACGAACTCCCCACTTCTGACCAAGGATGCCAAAATGGCGTAAAGAATTTTTATCGTATTCAGACATTGCTATGCCATAATATCTAGCCATAAATCATGTCTCCCACTGCCAAGGTTTGAATAAAACATTGCCTTTTGAGTCATATGATACAATAAGAACCTGCGGAAATAGATCGTATACTATATTGTCTGACATAGCTGCAGCGATCGGAAATGTCTTCGCAGAAGCATGTTTATACCAATATTCACCTGTTTTAGGATCCTGTATTTCGTCAAAGCAATCTTTATATTGATTAAATTCTTGTATACTATCAAATTTACCCGATTCTGCGAGTTTAGTAACTGAATCTATGAACTTTTCTTTTGTTTTATAGAATTTGTCACAAATCTGCTTATATTCGGGATATGTTTCTTCGAATTTCCAATGCGCTTCGGTACCATCGCCATCAAAAGGACCGTGCTCTTCTGAATATTTTGTATCAAATTTGTTAAAAGCGTCGTCCAATTCATGTATTGCGTTGGAATATTGATCACCTAATTTTTTAGATTCTTGTATTTCAGGATCGTCAGATTTGTTTATTATTGATTTTAGACGCTTCATCAGCTTTTTATTAGCTGTGCTTGAATATGCGTTTCTTTCAAACTCTCCTTCATAAATTGTAGAATTTTTCGACCCCCACCTTTCACGAGGATTAAATTCACCATTCTCGTGTTTTTGAGCTTGTTTAGAATTGCTTTTACCGTAATATCTTTCTTTACCTTCGGGCGTCAAAGTGCCATCTGAATTCTGGTAACGACGAATTCCCCACTTCTGACCCATAATGCCGTAATGGGCAAGTGACTCTTCTTCATCGTATACGTAAACCATACCATCGTATTTACCCATTAGGCATCACCTCATATCATTAGTACTTCCACCTAGATTCGAACTAGGGGCCTACGGTTTATAAGACCGGTGCTCTAACCACTGAGCTATGGAAGCATAAAAGGCTATCTTTATTTAGATAGCCAATCTTTTATTCGAACATGTCGGTATTCAATTTATAGGCAACGTAAGCATCGATCATAGCTGCAACGGAGTCGATCTTCTGGTCATAGCGTTTCTTCAAGAGCTTACGGTTACCATTTGTATCTTCAAGCGTTATGGCGTTGCCCATAGCAAAGGTCATCATGTCCTGATCGAATATCAGCGCTCTTTCTCCGCTAAGCTTCTTAAGCTCACCAAGAGGAACGCTTTCTGTCTTAGCACCTTGGATGACTTTCTCAACTCCGAATTCGCCATTCTCTCGGACCCATCTTTCAACAAACTGTCTACTGTTGTAAGGATCGAAGCCAAACGTTCTTACATCATATCCGGACTCTTGAATGTGCCTATCAAGATCATCGTAAACATCCATCATCTCAAGAACGGTGCCTTCCATGATGATAAGACTTCCTTCATTAATAAAGCTATCGTATTTAATTCGCATAGCAGCAGGAAGTTTACTAAGAGTTAAAGATGTGATGTAGCATCTTGTCTTGATACCGAACTGACCACGACCAAGAGGAAACATGAAAGTAAATGCACAGAAGTCATCACCCTGAGAAAGGTCAGCTCCCATAGAGCAAGCCATTTGCCAAAAGTCACGTCTTCTATGAGGAAGAGTTTCTTCGTATGTAAAGAAGTACGTGTAGCCTTCCATTGGGATGTTGAAACGCTTGGCTAAAATATCGTTACGAACAGAAGGATTTTTTTCAGCTCGTTCCACATCAAGAAGATAGGTCTCAAAGCTAATCGTCTTCCCAAGATTAGGATTAGCCTTAAGCCAGACCATAGGATTGGTCTTTCCTTCTTCGACTTCTTTAATGTCGTCAAGCTTGTAATACCAGATGGACACATGCGGGTTGTAGTAGTCACCTCTAAGTATGTCCATTAGTTCCATTTTGATTGTATCGCCAGGTCCGTTTCGAACGGTACCTTCAGAGCTTGTCGCAACGATCAAGTAGTCATCATTCTTAGAAGCTCCCTGTTCAAGAGTACCAATAACGTCTTCTCTAATTGCGCCAGAAAGCCATTCGTCAACAGTATTAATCTTACTTCTAAGACCTTGAAGCTTATCCATAGACATAGGCCTAATTTCAAGAATCGAGTTAGTAAGAAAGTTCTCAATACCTTTTTTAGTCGAGGCCATCTTTTGTCTATTGGCTTTGCTACCAGTTGTGTTCTGAAGGCTTCCTTCAGTCATAAACTTAAGAAGAGGACCACGAGATCTAGCGAGAGCTGTGCGAAGAGGTGACATGACTTCTTCTGCCTGTTTCATCGTAGGTGCTGTTGTAATCTGTTGAGTGGTCGATGTATCTACAGTCAGAAAGTATGCTTGAATCGATTCGTCATACATTGACTTAGCAGCACCACGAGGAATAATCAGATACTGCTTATTTACAAGTCTCTTCTTAACTTTTCGTGTTTCGTAATGAATGCCATGACCGTTTGCATTTTGGACAGCTACACTTCGATCCACAAAGTAATACCAACCAAATATCTCTTCTGACCAAAGTTTAAAAGTGTCCAATAAAAAAAGATCTGACCCGTCAGTTAGGGTCAGCTCGTTTTCACAGAATTTTACAAATCCTTCAACCGCATCTATGTCATAGTAGAACTGCGGATTCCGAATAAGTTCATCTATTCTGTTCATTTCCATTTCGATCTCTTTGCAGACAGGAATTTCTCCTCTCAGCACTTGATCTCGAAACATCCCATAATATTTAGGCGTAGCGGTGTTTGAGAGCATACTACTACGCCTCCTTTCAAAAATTAACCAACGCTACGAGTGCGACTTAATGTTAAATACATTTTGTGGATAAGGAACAAATTCCGCAAGTCGAAGCATCTGCTGCTCTAGCTTACTTTTTTCTTGTTCGCTTAAACCACTGCGTCTTCGCTTCTCATAAATTGGAGTTCTAAGGTCCTTTGCTGCTTGACTTGATGGAGTCTGAAACTGTATTTCAAAAGTTTTATTGGCTTCATTACGATAAACAGATTGAACTGCTTTATGCATAACTTGTCCCTTTTTGTATGCATCAAAGTAATTCTTGCAACGAATTTCAGAATATCCCATTCGTTCAAGCTCAGACTTAATGGTCTTGTAATCCGATGTAAACGAATCATCCTCAGAAACAGTCGTATATCGAATAGTATCGTTAATTCCACGAGACGCTTCTTTGAAAGAAACTTTATCTTTCTTAGCATCGGCTCCAATTTTACCAGCAAGCGATGTTGGCTGTTTTAATCTGTATTCAAGACCGTAAGCATGCCCGCTTGATTTAGAAATAGCGGAGATCACGTCTCTTGTGATCTTTGGCTCAGCCTTAACTGACGAGTTAAAAATCTGTTTAGCAATGTCTGCACATTCTTCAGCTTCTTCTAAACTAAGTTTACCTCTATTTCTAACAGCATCAATGTCTATCGGTTTTTTCTTAAATGGATACGCTTTATTAGACAATTTTTGTCGTACCAACTTTTCAGCGGATTCGAATTTAGGAGCATAACGTTTACGGCCTTCAGCAGTATAAGATCCATCTTCATTTTGAAAACGACGAACTCCCCACTTCTGTCCTTTTATACCGTAATGCGCCAAATAGTTTCCCTCGAACAGCACTATTCATCACCACGCTGTTCTTTAATAGGACGAACAACTACGCCAATAGACTCTTTGATTGTTTCCGTGTCGTAAGGAACATGATCAGACATCAAAGTAACTTTAATTCTATGACCTCGATACAAATTTCCCTGAGGACAACCACTAGGTACTCCTTCAGTATTTGTAGCCAAAAAAGGAAGAGAAAGTTCTGCCATTTGTCATTCCTCCGTCATAAAGTCAAAAGTCTCAACGGATTCTGCTTGAGCAATAAGACGCCAGAGCAGTTCGTCAGACTGAGTCTTAAGAGCGTCCATAACTATAGAACTAGATGGTGGATCGAAGATTATCCGTACTTTCATGTAAATGAACTGTTTAGCTGCTTCAAGCATCGTTTCATTTGTCAGAAAGTCGCCCCAGGATTCGGACATTCCTGTGATCTTAAAGCCCTCTTTGGGACCGACATCAGCTTGAGTCAGTGTCATCAAAGTTGAGTTAATAAGGATGATGATATCTGTATCGAACGGCGTATAATCCGCTTCCAGACCAAGCATCTTCTTTATTGTCATAAGAATGCTTTCTTCCAAAACTGCTCCTCCTTTCTGTTGGCAAATAAATGTTCATTACTTTCCGCTATTAGTAACTGTAAAATTGCCATA